CGTACCGACTCCAGCATGGCGTTCTTTCCCGCTTCTGCGATTGCTTGGCTGTGTTCCGACATCATGCGGTCTATCTTCCCATTCAGACGCCATCCGTTCGCTGTCCACCCCGCTGTCATTCCAATAATTAGTGCGCTGGCTGCCGCTATAATTATCGCTTTTAAATCCATCATTCTTGTCATCCCAAGTTGCAAAGCCAATATAAGCCCCGACCACTGCGCCGACAAACATATAAAACGGCATAGCAATCGTACCCAAATTTGGATCGTCCGTGCCTAAAATGAGCATGGGGAACAACAGACCCGCAATCATAGATAGCCATGCCATGCGCCGCCGATTCTTCCAGCGGTCTACTTCATTAGACATTTGCCCACACTTCTACTGGAGCAACGGGCCATACATCAACCGTCACGGGCGGATTGACTGCAATCTTTCGGACATTACTGCGGTAAGCCGCAAACTCAGCGGCATTTGTTAAATAAGGGTCAGATACCGCTGGGTCAGAAACGTCAGGGATGGTTGTCCAGTCTGTAGCCGAAAGCATAGATGCTGCCTGTGCTTTGTTAGCCTGTCTATCCGACTCATCACGCTGTGCAATCTGCTCTGGGGTCATGTCAACCACAATCCAAACTTGCTCCCAGCGCTGATCTTGGTCGTTATAAACGGGCGTACCCTCTTGCAGATACTGGTCGTTTGTAATGACGGGAGGGGTCGTGTTGTAGACGATATACACACCAAAAGATTCCAGCGTAGCGTTACTAATGTCAGCAGGAAAACTTGTTTCTGGATTGTCTTGCATTAAATTACTAGCGCTGTATGGGTATTGCACCACAACGCCGTTTTCAATTAGTGCGTACATTTAGCTCACCTGTGCCTGTAAGACAGCCATCATAATCTTGGCTTTCTTTTGTTCAATCTTTTCAGATGCCAACAAGTTCTTAAGTTGATTGGCAAAATCAGTTAAATCAACTTGTTCATCAGCAGGCAGACTAGCAATTTGCTGCAACGCCAACGCATAGTTGTCGATGTTGATCTGATAGTGCATGACCTCTTGCACTCTTGCTTCTAGTGCTGAGTTAAGGATTTCTTCACGGGTTTGTACTTTGTCAGTCATTTAACTTCCTTTGTAATTAAATAAACGCTACGCCGTATGCATTACTAGTAGGTAAAGTAGACGGATCTGCAAACTTAGTACCAAACCCTGATCCTGACCAAGGATATGCAGTTATGTATGGTGAAATATCGTGAGCCACAGCTATAGCAGAACCATCTCGACTAAACGCTACGCCGGATGCATTACTAGTAGGTAAAGTAGACGGATTTGCAAACTTAGTACCAAACCCTGATCCTGACCAAGGGTAAGCCGTTATAAATGGTGAGGAAGAGTGAGCTACAGCAATAGCAGAACCGTCTGGGCTAAAGGCTACGCCGAATCCGTCGCCTGTCGGTAAAGACGGATTTGCATACTTAGTTCCAAAACCTGAGCCTGACCAAGGGTAGGCGGTTATGCGAGGTGAACTAGTGTGAGCAACAGCAATAGCAGAACCGTCTGGGCTAAAGGCTACGCCGAATCCATTACTAGCAGGCAAAGTAGCGGGGTTAGTATATTTAGTACCAAATCCACTACTTGACCAAGGATAGGCTGTAACAAACGGAGTTGTAAAGTGTGCTACTGCTATAGCATTACCAGATGGACTAAATGCTACAGCTCTTGCGTTACCAGCAGGCAAGGTAGCAGGGTTAGTATATTTTGTGCCAAACCCCGAACCACTCCAAGGGTAGGCTGTGACGAACGGTGTTGTAGAGTGAGCTACAGCTATAGCAGAGCCATCGGGGCTAAAGGCTACGCCGAATCCATTATTAGCAGGCAAGGTAGCGGGGTTAGTATATTTTGTTCCAAATCCTGAACCACTCCAAGGGTAGGCAGATATGATAGGTGATCCAACGTGAGCTACAGCTATTGCATTACCAGAGGGGCTAAAGGCTACGCCGTTTCCATTATTAGCAAACAAGGTAGCAGGATCGGCGTACTTAGTGCCAAATCCACTACTTGACCAAGGGTAGGCTGTGATAAAAGGTGAAAAAGAATGAGCCACAGCAATAGCACTTGGCACATTAGCAGCCGTAGCACTCGCCATCAATCCTTTAAACGCTAACATTATGCGTTCCCCACTCTTGCGCCGTAGATTGTCGTACCAACTTCCCACAGCGTAATCACAGTAAAGCCTGTGGTATTGAGCGTAGGAGCTACACCAGCGTCTGTTTTCCAGACCACAGCAAGCGATGACCAAGTGACCGTATAAGCAGAGCCATCATCAATCATCAGCGTAATAGACTGACCTGAGTTCCATGTGCCTTGAGTCGGTGTGCTGTTGCCAGTTAGCGTCCAAGTTTGGATTGAGCCATTGGTAGGAGACAGCGCAGGCGTTGTACCCGACACGGCAAACACTTCTTCTGTGTAACCATCGTTAAGGGTTGCGCCTGTAATGGTTGGGGATACGATTGACCCAGTAACAGATAGGTTTGCTGCGCCGGGGTTTGTCGTGTTACCGATTGATACGCCACCAGAAGAATGAATCCTCATCCGCTCAGTCGGGGTAGACGCACCATCAGCAGTAGTGGAGAACGTCAAACGTCCGGGCATATCGTTTGTGCCGGGTGTGCCGTCTACGAAGGCGGAGATGGATGCGCCGGGAATAAAATTAGTACCATCTGAGCCGTTAAATTCAATAAAGCCCAAACCGTCTACGTTTTGAACGACCGTATGTGTCCCAGCCGTTGCACCTCTTGATTTGTTTAGAGCGATATAAAATGATTGGTTATCTGCTGACCATCTCGTAGTTCCCAAAGCGCCAGATTCATAGTTATAGCCATTTAATTGAAGAAGTGGAAATCTACCGCCCGCTGAGTTGTAGCTTTGCGCTGCTCCAATATAAATCCTTCCACTTGCCTCAATTACCGTAGGCGTAGCATCAGGATTCGCACTATCCTCAACCAACAGAGCGTTACCTGTGCCAACCTGTGTGATGCGCAGAGCGTCCGTTGTGCTGTTGGCGTTGATGATGCCTGTGCCAGTAATCGTAGTGACTCCAGCGTTATCAATCCTCATCCGCTCAGTCGGACTACTCGCACCATCAGCAGTAGTAGAGAACACCAAGCGACCGGGCATATCGTTTGTGCCGGGTGTGCCGTCTACTTGTGCAGCGATTTGTGCGCCACGAATAAAATTTGTGCCATCTGAGCCGCTAAAATAAATTGCGCCTAACAAATCAGCATTAGCCACTGATGCGTGTGCGCCAATCGTAGCTGAGTTTGACTTTGCCAACGACAGCGAACCACCAAAGCCACTAGCAGCATTATTGTATATAACTGCACCAAGTGAAGATGTTGCTCCAACCGCCCCTAAAACTTCTAATCCTGCTCCATATTGCCCGCCGTCTCCGGTAGGCATTACGACTGTAGCCGTGTGACCAACAACAACTTTACCATCTCCCAGAATTACCGTAGGCGTAGCATCAGGATTAGCACTATCCTCAACCATTAACGCGTTGCCTGAGCCAACCTGTGTGATGCGCAGACCCGCAGACGTAGAATTTGCGTCAATAACAGTCGCACCATCGTCAGCAATGGTCACCGCTGAGTTTTGAATCAGCTTGCCTGTTGTGCCATCGTAACGGGCTATTGCGTTGTCTGTGGCGGAGGCAGGACCGTATACATCGCCTGACGCAGCACTAGACCAAGACAATACGCCTGATCCGTCTGTAATCAACGCCTGACCGCTTGTGCCGTCATCTACAGGCAAGGTAAGGGTGTAGCTAGTGGCAATCGTACCCGGCGCTTGGAGGGCTACGTATTGACCGCCTGTGGTGTCCTGTAAGCGTAAGTCACCTTGGGCTGTAATGTCTACCTGTGTAGCTACAACCGTGGATGGAGTAGACGCACCAACCGAACCGTTCAATGGGCCAGAAAAACCTGTGGCTGTAATGACTCCAGCAGAAATTGTTGCGCCAGAGTTGTTTTGAATAAGTTTGCCCGTTGTGCCATTAAAGCTGGGTATTGCATTGGCAGTTGCTGAAGCAGGTCCAACGACATCGCCGCTTGCTCCTGCCTTCGTAGCAATAACCTGAACAACGCCAGAGCTGTCTTCATAGAAGAGCTTGCCGTCGTTGGTGTTGATGGCTAACTCGCCCTGCTCAAGATTGCCTGCCGAAGGCGTGGCAGCAGGGGTGATGGATGAATATAATTTGATTGGGGTGAATCCGTTTTGCGCCATTATGTATTTCCTGAAATTTTGTCCGTCATAGTCAATGATTAGGTGTATCGGCTTGCTCTAATACAATTCCTACGCATTTACATTTAAATGTTCGGATCAAGAATTAAATTGTTGCTCTGCACCGAAACATCCGTATCTGGGCGAGGAAAACGTAAGCTAATACGCTCTGTTGGTCGAGGCGCTAGACGGTATGGATCAAATTCATCAGAGCACCCATTGCCACACACACGAATGGCAGGGATATTGCCATCGGGTCTTAATTCGCTATACGGATATTTAAATTTACATCGATCGCAAATTCCGATAGACAAACTGCTCATACCCGTGGTCTCAAGAAATCGTGGCATTTAAAACCCCTTTACCTTGTATATGGCGTTAAATTCGGCGTCATAAAGATCGGTGACTTGTCACGATTTTCATTCTGCGCCATCATAAGATGCTTCTCGTACTGCTGCTCACAGTATGCAATACGAGCTGGCTCAACCTGCGGCAGTTCACACGCCATTTGATGCGCCAAGCCCCACTGAATTGCAAGATAGAAATACTGAGGGATCTCGATCTCTCCACTCAAGTCACCAACGTCCTGAATATACCTGTTCAGCCATAATTCAAGCTGCGGCTGGATGCTGTTTGGTACGGGCCAGACTTCCATGTTCGGCTGCGGAATCGTGCGGTTAAACCAATACTGAAGAGGTCTAAGCGCAGTGAATGATCGATTCGGAAGGCTTGAGTAATCATCACGGTTCATACGAGCCATGTTGATCGATATTGGCATTGTGCCAAATACGACCTGCCTGAAACCCATATTTACGCCAGAAATTTGTTGAATTCGCCAGAAGGGGGCTGAGGCGGAGGGGTCTAGGTCGTAATAGATCCATGTTCCAGCCGTCCAAGTCGTTGCACCGGGCGCATATACCGTCGTCCAAGTCGATCCGTCCTGCGAGTATTGCAACTGAATGGCAACGTTGCCACTCACCGCAGGCAAGATGCCAATCGTACTGATGTAGACAGGGTTATTTATACCGTTTGCAATGCCGATAGAGCCCGTATTATTGCTCAGTTGGCATACTAGGTCACCTACACCGTCAAAAGCGTTCAGCGTCGTTCCTGACGTACTGTTAGCACCTGTTGATACGTTAGTCAGGGTGCGATAGTTTGCGTTCAGAACATCAACTGTTCCGACAGGTAAGAAGTATTCATATTTTTCTGGCTGCAGACCAACGATAACCTTGTTGATTGCCCAATAATTTACGCCATAGTTAGACAGACTTGAGAGTAAATAGTATAGACTCTGCTTAGATGCCTGAACCTGCTCAACAGTCAGCTCTTCCGACAGCTTTCCCGCACGACGAGCTCCGTGATCGATAAGCTGTTGTACAGAAATAGTGGTCTGACTAACTGTTCCGCTTGTGGTCATGCTATCCCCGAATATGTCCGACTATGTAACCAATAACACCTGTGGCTCCACTTACAACTGTCCCGATCCAGATAAGTGTTTTCCATCCGCCTTCAGCTTTGTCGAGCTTCTGATTAATGGAATCGATCGTCAATTTCATGGCGTTGAGTTCTTCTAAAACCCTATCCATATCATGCTGCAAATGTTTAATCTCATTTGCATGAGTGGCTAATTCTCTAGCGGTTCGCACGGGGTCATCCATTTCAGCACTTCCATCGTTTAAGGCTTGCTTTCGCACGTTCTGCGGGGCCTTTGGCTTTGTCAACCACACCCTGCATCCGAGAACAAAATGACTTCTTTCTTGCGCCACCTTCGGGCTGTGGAGCCTTTAGGTTTGACCCTGTTGCTGCATTGTACTTTTTGCGCCCAGCCTCCGTAAGACCTGCACCCTGATTGGTTGGTAATTTCTCACCACGACCTACAGCTAACGACACGCCGCCATCTTTCATCTTTGCGGTCTTTGCGGACTCTTTAAATGCCTTCGCAGTCGGAGCGCCAGCAGAACCAACTTTGCGCATCTTCTCGCCAGATCCTGCGGCGATGCGCTCACGCTTTGCGTGGACGTTGGCGTACAAACCACCGCTCTTCATCTTATCAGCCTTCGCAAACTCCTTGCCCACGCTAGTCGGGATGCCAACCTTCTTGGCAAACTTTGGGCTGTGAGCCACGGCTTGCATCAGTCTTTTCTGTTCAGGAGATTTGCTTGGCATATTGATCTCTACGGGTTTTGTAAAGCAATAAATTCAGGTAATTTTAACGCATCTTTCAGTGATTTACCCATTGTTCCTGCCACTGTGTAGTCGGTCTGCTCGCTATCCCAAACTGTAGCTGCAATATCTTCTTTGTCCGTCTGGCTAATTGTCGCTGTCTGCTGTGTCCAAGGTGCAGTCTGCAAGACAATTCCAGAGGTATTCTTCTTTGTCGGAGTGTAGGTTGGGTCTGCAATATAGACCGCTGGGTCTACGTCAAAATACAACGGAATCAGAATACCTAGGTTTGTCGTTGTGGTAACTGAGTTATTGACCTGTGCGTAGAACGCAGG